GGTTGCTGTTGTTCGCTGCCTTCATTTGTTTGGTTGGCTTCCGTCATCAGCATCTCTGACATTTTTTTGCTCCTTAATCATTGTCGGGTATAACTCAGGGCAGAGAGTGTGGATTAAGTTAAGTATTTGCAAACCATAATTCCTGTTACCTTCGCTAAATGACATTGCCATTGCGTTAGTGTTGAACGATGATCGGAAAACACCTGCTTGCTCCAGAAGTCTCCAGATTAATCTGCGACCCCTCTTGCTGCTCATGAGCCATTTAATATCCGACTCTTCATTTTGGCGGTCAATTCTTTCTTCAGACTTTTTATTGTCTTTAGTTTTTTGTTGACCTTTTAAGTCGAGAGGATTGTATTCACTCATGATCTAATATATCTAGTTATATCGGTGTTACGGTTACACCTTATCGCTTTTTACTCTGGCTATCTTTTAATGCTTTAGCAGTTGGTGCACCTTTTGAACCCGGTTTACGCATTTTTTCACCAGAACCTGCCTTAATTCTTTTACGTTTTGCATGGATGTTTGCCCATAACCCCTGATTTTTAGGCATTATTTTTTACCTCCATACAATCTTTCTGCAAATTGCTGTAATTTAGACTTTCTTTTTTTCTTATCTTTTTGTTTTGCATTATGTTTTTCCAGCATTTGTTTATATTTCATTCGGTAATCTGCTGACATATTGCCATAGCTAAAATTTCCAGGCGTTTTGGTGTCCATTGTTATACCTCCAAAGGTGATGGTGAATTGTATCCGCTAAACTGGTTCATCATATCCATCAGGGATGGCTCACCAGTTTTACTATTATTTAATTTAGTTGCATTCTCTACTGCCTGATTCTGTTGTTCTTGCTGTGCCATTGCTTGTTGTGCTTCAGCTTTCTCTTGACGTATTCTTGCTAATCTTTCCCCTCCAATAATTAATTTAGGATCTACACCTAACATATCAGCATATCCATCTGCCCATGCATCAGAATTAAATTTATCCAATACGTCAGGTTTCATCTGTGCAACTAACCCCATACTGTTTACATATCTATCTACACTGTTAGTTCCAATTGCACGTTGGGCTTGTGCCAACATTGATACAAATTCTACGCTTAATTCTTTACCTTGCAATTCCTCTGGGGCTGGTGGCACTAAATCATTTTCAATCATTCTGGTAAAAGTAATATCAATTAATGGATCTAGTAACTCATTATGTAATCGCTCTAGCACTGGCCCTAGCATAAGCAGTTTTTCTTCATGACGTTCTGCTACCTCTGTTGCTGTCATGCGTGTGTCAGTAGCATTAGCCAACATAAGAAATAAATCAGCATAGAATGATCCATTTATACGTCCTCTTACGTCCTGTATATCAGCTAACAGATGTTGTAAGTTTAAATTTACATTGAATGCTGTTTCAATTTTGCCTTGTTGACCATCAATAAACGTAACTCCACCCGGCAAACTATCTACATCCCTGTTTTTCATGTAGCTAGGTACTTGCAATGGTGGTTTTGTCTGGTAATCAATGCCCTGTGCCTTGCGTAATTGCTCATGTTGCAGCTGTTTTATGTCACCTAATGCTTCCATTCCCGGTGAATTACCATAAATATCACCGCCAGCTACGCCCCATCTGGGTACAACTGCCGGAAAATCTTTATATCCACTCTCTCTTAAAACACTTTCGCCATCGCCACCTGTCTCAAAATAACAAGACTTATATGCCATGTTCATATTGTCCTTCTTTTTAAAATCACGCTCTCTATCATCTCTTGGTTCTATCGCATGAACTATTGTAATCCACTGATCTAATGAACCTCTGTCAAACAGGTTTTTAACAGACGTTGAACATTTGTTATATCCAAACTCTCTTACCACTTCTCCTACTGTTTTTTGGAATTCTCTGTACAAAGTATTTACTCTGCCCTGATAATCCTGGGCTATTGCATATTCTCCTATGGTTACCGGGTAATGATGGATTGATGTTCTCTCATCAGGAAGTATTAATGACCCTGCAGTACCAAATGCTCCTAATTCTTCATACATTCCGTGTAATGTTCTGTATGTATTAGATTTTTGAAAGATTATTTGCATACGTTGAGTTACATCATGCAGCCACATCTTGACAGGTGCGTAATTATTTAATTCTGGATCTGCTGTCGCTAATCTGAACCACGGTCTTGCAGGAGATGTAGCACCAGCCATCATGCCAGCACCTAATGTCCGTAATGCTCTTGTACCAGTGTTGTCATATATCGAGTTATGTCTTCTATGACCTTTGTTTCTATCTTGTTGAAAATAACGCCCGTTTCTTGGTAACAAATATGTCGTTACTTCTTGCCAATGCGACCACCACGTAGCTCTTTCACTTTTAAGATGACCCCATCTTGTTAATAAATCTGCACGTTTGGTTTTCATTTTTAACCGCCAAGTAATGTGTTGCCACCAAGATTGTACTGATCATTAGTTACACCTTGATTACCAGTAAGCATTGTTCCAGCTGGGCCAGCCATTGCTGCTTGTTCTTCTTTTGATTGCAATGCACCAACGTTTACCTTCTTTTGGTTGGCTTTATTCATCTCTACTTCATTGCGATCAGCTGCTTCTTTTGCTCTCTGTTTGGCGTCATCATTGGCTTGCTGTTGCAAAGCTAGTTGTTGTTTTTGTGCTGCCTGTTGTTTATTACCAGAAACAACCTGATAACCAACGCTTACTGCTCCTAATGCAATTGCTGCGGTTACTGCCATTTTCTTAACTCCTTAGAATAAATAATGTCTTGTACTCCATAATTTAACTTAGGTAAAATTTGATTTAATGGAGTGTTTTCCTTGCAATGCCATAGCATAAGTTTGCATCCAAGTGATCGTGCGTACTTTTCTGTAGCTCTCATTAGTCTTAAACCATCTCGACCACCTCTGAATTCTTTTTTGATAAACAAAACGTCATTCTGGCAATACTTTAAGTCGGCATAATGAAAATGATTGCTTACAAAATTGATAGAATAACCAATAAAAACTTCGCCCTGCATAGCTACATGAATGAACAATGCACCTGCCTTTTCAGTGGCATAGTACATAGGCCAGTTTGGTTTTAACACCATTACCTCTTTGTTGCGAGCTATCTCTTCGTAATGCTCTGCAAACAATGAGTCTAACTTGCCTTTGATGTCATCTATAGTGCAGAGTTTAATTTCCGTTTTGGATACTCTACTTTCGTTAACAGTAGCTGGACTATCTGGGGTTACGGTCACACTAGTTATATGTAATTAACTAAATACTATCTACCATGCATGATTTAAACAACTTTGTATGGGTCATAATCGCTCCTACCTGTAGCTTCTTTGCGTCTTTTGATGTATATGTCCTCTGGCACTTTCTTAGCTACTGGCAGGGCAAACGTTAGTGCTAATGCATCTGCTAAATCTGGTGACCCTGCACCCTGCAATCTCTTCTTTATTTGATCCTTACTTTCCAATACACGTCTACCCACATTGTCGTACCAATAAATTGGTGTTGCTAACTCTTGTTTAAGGGCTATGTCGTTAGGTATTGCACCACCTTCTTCTATCCATTCTTTCATTAACCACCACATCTCACTTCTACGATTGATGTATTGCTGTTGTTTTAGTGCCTTGCCTCCAAACGGTACTTCGATTACGTCATATGACAACTGCCTGAGTCTGTCGATTACACCACTACCAGCACCTGCATCACAGAACACTGCATCTGGGTTATGCTCCTCGATCAGGTTGGCTACTCTGGCTGCTAGTTCCATGTTGTCGATACCTCGATATACAACTGGCTTGAATGCTTGCTTACCTTGCCGTCTGAACACCACAGATCTGTCATCCCCAAATCTGGCAGGGTCGATGCCAAGGATTATAGGAAACAATCGTACATGGTCATCCTGATATACACGTTTAGCTGCATCTTCGGTATCTGCCAATGCAATCAACTGGTCATCACCTTGAGCAGAAAAGTCACATAGATATTCCCTTGCAAATGATGTCTCACTCATATCACGTTTGAGACGAGTTACCTCATTAGGATGCAAGCTATCTGTGTCAAACACTGTGTATCTGGCAGCTGTCCAATCGCTCTCGTCTATGGCCTTGTAGTACAACTCAGAGAACAAATTGATACCACTTGGTGTACCGATGAATATCGACCAACCAAGACGGTCTGACAATGCTGGTTGGACTATGTCTGTCCATAGCTCGTTCTTTAGCTGGGCAACCTCGTCCATGACTATGCCGTCCAAACGCAATCCACGCATGGCATCAGGATTGTCTCCACCAAACAATCTAATGATCGCCCCATTGTGTCTAAACTTGACTGATAATTCACCCTCGTTTATGTCTACTACTGACGTTCTGCGTAATGGTTCTATCTTTTGTTTTAATCTTGCCCATGCAATCGCTTTTGCCTGTCTCAGGAACGGTGCAACGTACACAAACATGGCTAGTTCTTTGTCAGTCTTCATGGCCTTATCTATTAGCTCCATGATTGCCAGTTCTGTCTTACCTGATCGCCTGTGTAATGCGTAAACACTAAATCTTTGTTTCTTTATATGGCACTCTCTTTGCCAAGTCCGAGGTGTGTAATCAAGTTTAATCAACGGTTGTCTCACACCTGTGGAACGCCTGTTGCAATTGTTAAGTTGATATTTCCTTCTGCTTCAACTCCTAACTTGTCTCCATACTTCTTAGGATTCCATTTGGCCAACAACTTCAACCTTGCTTCTACCCTATTCTTCTGCATTTGTACCGCTGCCGGATCTAGCCTTGTATTGCCCTCAGAACCGCACAAAGGAGGAGGAGCATCTATTATCTCCAAACATTCTTCTGCAATAGCATCAGCACCCATATCTCGTGCGTGTGCGAAGCGTGCGATAAAGTCTCCATCATCTTTTTCCAACCAGTTATAAATAGTTCTCCAATTAGGTTTATTTTTTTGTCTGCAATAAGACCTCAAAGTATTACCATGAGCAATCCATTCTATTATTTCGTTAACAACAACAGGATCAGGTTTAGTAGAAGGTCTACCTAACTTTGATTGTTTTGTAACGAGTTGCGTAACTGACTCTTTTTTCATAACGGCAAATTTGAGCTATGTAACCACGAGAGATACCAAACATCATAGATAAGCAGCCATAGCCAATACCATAATCTTCATGTAACTCACGTAAGGCATCAACAATCACCTGAGTAATAAGAGGATTGTGATTGTGGTGATCTTCATTAACTCTATAACCTTTTTCATTTACTCCAATCACTAGAGTTTTAACTGGAGCAGATAAGGTCATAAAGAAATAAATAAATTATATAAAATATAAGAAATAATAAATAAATTTGCAATATTTAAAATTAATTTGTTGACACCTGTTGGATTATATGCAACACTATAAATATCGGATGTCTACCGATTGTTTCCCTTACTAATTTTTATTAACAACAAACAATGGACACTTACCAAGCACTAGTTTTAGAAAACATCAAGAAACGTACAAGCGGTTCTTACAGAAACTGGGTAACAGTTTTAAATAGTTATCAAACAGATAACCCTTTCACTAGTTCTCTTAAAGTTTACTACCGTGACGTTGCAACTATTACTTATAAGCATCATCACGATGATTTAAATTTCAACATTCACGGTGGTAAAGATAAGTACAACTTGCATGATGATGATCAATGGGAAGTAGAAAAGATTACATTTCACAAAAATGAAATGGATCGTAGTAGAGGACACATGGCTGCAAGATACAAAAATTTCTTAGCTAAGCATTACAAAGTAGAGGTCATATAATGGCCTTTGCTTTATTTCCTTATTTACTTTTATTTCTAATCCTTATTTAAAATGCAACTACAAGAATTTAAAAACTCAACCTACGGTCAAAGAATCAGGTCTATTTTAATTAAAACTTGGCAACCTAAAACCAAAAAAGATTTTGATGGAATTGAAAAAGGTATGAATAATACTCACAGACAATTAACTTTTAATGGTTATTTCAAAAGAAATAATCCTCAAGAGTTAGAAGAGTACATTAAAGCTATTGATTATTAATTATGGACACATTCTATTTACAAACCATCTCTGAGTACAACAACTCTCGTTACCAAGAAAACGGCTACAAGAATAGATACGAGTACTTGGAAAGCTTACGAGAACAGTACGGTGAAGAAAAAGTTAATGCACTGCTAACAGTTCTCCCACCATCAGAAGACTTTGATGGTTTAGTTACCGAGCTAGAAGACAGCAATTTTTAGAGGGTGTAACAACCCTCTTTTTTTTTGCCTAATTACTTGTATTAATGTTGCA